TTGTCCAATTCCCATGGAGAAGGAACTACACCACACCGCAGTTCGCTTCTTCCATTGAGGGCATCGGCAAATCAGCTATCGCCGAGTTTATTGCCGAGATGCTAGGTGTTGGAGAAGGCGGGCCGGCAGCGGTGATCGGGCCTGATGAGCTATTCGGCAACTTCAACGGCATGTTAAAAGGTAAGATCTTCATAGTCGTGAACGAGCCCTCGTCAGATCGTGATGACCACTCGGCGAAGCTTAAGAACTACATCACATCTAATGAGCTAACCATCAACAATAAGTACGGCGCTCAGTACTCCATCACCAACTACATTAACTTCGTATTCACGACTAATAAGAGCTACGTCACACACATGGGTGATACCGCAAGGCGTGAAGCTATCTACAGTCCGGCCAGCTTGTCCAACAAAGAGACTCACCCCAAGGTCGTGGCTCTTATGAAATGGGCACATCAGCAGCAGGGCTTTGGCATCATGCTTAACTGGTACATGAATCGTGATATATCGGGCTTTGACCCTAAGCATGCTGCGCCACGAACTCAGTATCGTGAGACTGCGATCCAGCTGTCCAAGACTCCCCTTGAAGCTTTTGCTTTGGAGCTCAAAGAATGGGTCAACGATCACCTTGATGGGATTGCCGCTTTCACAGCTCCGCAGCTGCAAATTTTGTGTGAGCGTTGGGGCCACGACAGCAAGGCCAAAGCGCAATATATCCGAAAAGCTTTGCAACCCCAAGGAACGATTGATCCAAGCAAGCTGATTAAAGTGCATGGCAAACCAGCTCGCTTCACGACATTCATCACGCCCGAGGTAACATCAGCGCAAAGGGCTGAGCCGACTTGGTCACAGGTTGTCACGAGAACTGAGGATGCTTTGCAACGTGAATTGGAGCAAAATGGTAGCTTCTAACATGGACATGCAGTTACCTGTTACTCGACTGTTACTTCTCAAAGCCTTATCTGGATTGAATAGTAACAGAGTAACAGTAGGTAACTATATTTTTATAAAAGATATTAGATATATAGTATTGCATGTATATATAGTTTTCTGGACGGTATGTTACCCTGTTACCGTTACCTGCTCCAAATAAATGTACACACTTCCAACTTTATGTTTAAAATCCGCACATGACTACAAAGACACCATCTAAGAACGGAAAGTTCTTGGGCCGTCCGTCAAAGTACGACCCAGCATACTGCGACCAGATCGTAGCCCTTGGAAAAGAGGGCTTATCCCGTTGGCAAATCGCATCTAAACTTAACATCGGATGGCGCAATCTTCAAAACTGGGAAGGTGCGCATGACGATTTTCGGGCAGCGTTGGAAGAAGCACGACTTGATGCGCTATGCTATTGGGAAGAACTTGCTCACAATCACATGATTGAGAACCCCGGCGGGCCGAGACTCAACACTGGGTTGTGGAGCCGAAGCATGGCAGCACGCTTCCCAGAGCAGTACCGTGAGAACTCCAAAGTCGAGGTCACAGGCAAGAATGACGGGCCGATCGAAGTGGACATGATCCATGACTTCTCACAGAACCTGTTGGATGATCTCCTAGCAACGCGGCAAGCAGATGCTAAGTCAAGCAAAGGCAAATGAGTTCGCCGATCGGATTCGCAAGGGTCCGAATCTTAACCTCATGGCGCCTGAGCGTAAAGCTGCGCACAAGGCTCGACAAAGCTGGCTCACAATAGCCAATGACCATCAGGTTCCGCCACAAGGTGATTGGTGGAACATTTGGCTATTGTTGGCTGGACGAGGCGCAGGCAAAACCCGCGCAGCTGCCGAGTGGCTGTGGTGGGAAGCTTGGACTCACCCCAAGACTCGATGGCTTGTCTCCGCGCCTACATCATCCGATGTCCGCGACGTTTGCTTCGAAGGCGACTCAGGTCTGATCACTGTCATCCCAGAGCAGTTGGTCGATCACTACACACGATCACTTCATGAGATCTACCTCATCAACGGCACGCTGATTAAAGGTATCCCTGCATCCGAGCCATCCCGCTTCCGAGGTCCGCAGTTCCATGGTGGCTGGTTCGACGAGCTTGCTGCATGGGATTACCTTGACGAGTCGTGGGACATGATTCAGTTCGGCATGCGCTTGGGTCAGAAGCCTAAGATGCTATGCACCACAACACCTAAGCCCAAGCCATTGATCGTGGATCTGGTGAACAGAGATGGCGAGGATGTGATATGTACCAAGGCCAGCACGTACGATAACCTCCACAACCTCGCCCCTTCGTTCCAAGCGCAGATCTTGCAGTACGAAGGCACGAAGCTTGGCAGACAAGAGATTCACGCCGAGATCTTGGATCCCGAGGAAGCCGGTGTCGTGAAGCGCCCATGGTTCAAGCTTTGGGGAAGTGAGAAGCCCCTGCCAAGATTCGAGTACGTGGTTCAGTCTTATGACTGCGCAACCAGCGACAAGACCAAGAACGATCCCACTGCCTGCACCGTGTGGGGTATCTTTAGGCCAAGTCCCGACAAGCCTATGAGTGTCATGCTTATCGACTGCTGGGAAGAGTACATGCAGTACCCTGACCTGCGCCCTAAGGTGATCGAGGAATCGACCGCCATTTACGGCGATGAGAATGAGTTCGGTCATGGGAAGAAGGTGGACCTGATCTTGATTGAGGACAAGTCCGCTGGCATCTCCTTGCTCCAAGATCTGCAGCGTGCCGGCCTGCCTGTGAGAAGTTACAATCCCGGGAACGCGGACAAGATGATGCGTCTGAACATCGTGGCACCAATCATCCAACGCGGTAGGGTCTACATTCCCGAGTCCTCGGTCAACCCGGGCATGGCACGTGATTGGGCCGAGCCTTTGATTGCTCAGCTATGCTCGTTCCCCGAAGTCCGGCACGATGACTTGGTGGACTCCACATCTCAAGCTTTAAGAGTTTTGCGAGACTTAGGGTTAATTTCGATCGACCCGGTATACAATGCGGAGGACGACTATGATGAAGATCGTCCGAGAAGGGTAAACCCCTACGCAGTCTAACATAAGGTGCGCACATGGCAGCAATCTACGATGAGCAAGGTAACTATGTGGGCGATGATGGCGCACCTAGTCTAGATCAAATGAAACTGGAGCTGGTCAAAAAGAACCAGCCTCTGTCAGCTCAAATCCCCGGCTACGACCGACCAATCCCCCAAGCGCAAAGCAAGCCTGATCCTTTAGGCGCAGCTGCCGGCAACTTCACCGAGTTGGCCACCAAGTTCAATCCGCTGATGATGGCCAAGTCCATGAAGGAAGCAGCAGGCATTGTGACTGTTCCTGCTGTGGCTGCGGTCAAAGGCGTTGGTGAAAGTATACTCACATCACCTGCTGGTACGTACACTTCAGGCAAAGCACCTGACTACGCCGAGCAAGTTGCCAAGCAGTTTATGGAACAGAATGCACCGCAAACGCCGATGACTCAGGAATTCGCAGGCGCGATTGCCCCGTATATGGCCGAGCTGCCTGCGTACCTTGGGCACCTGTCAACCGGCCGCCCAGCATTAACACCTAATGATCTGCGGGTTATGGGCGCTGAGGCCACGCGTGTAGGCCGGCAAGTACGTGATATCCCCACCGACTTTGTGAACGCGCAATCTGGCATGCAAAGGTTAGACCCAATCACAGGTCAGCCAACATACGGCGCCAAGCTGCAAGGCGTTGCTGAAAGTGTTGGTGATATTGCTGCAGCACGTCGAGCAGAAGGCAAGAGTCTGATCCCGGGGATTCCAGATGTCGTAACCCCTGAGACAAGTCTGTATGCTGTACGGCCGCAAGGTTCGCGTTTAATACGCCCCACAGTGCCTGAAACTGCAAACATTGGTCGTACATGGGCAACAGACGTCTTGGAAGATGTTAACATAGGGCCAATGAAACCTGTAGATGCATGGACCATTATTGACAATACGGTGTTGGCGCAGCAACCCCAACGCGTGGCATTTAGAAAGTTCTTAGAAGGTAAGTACGCAGAAATGTACCCTGACGCGCCGTCCAAGGCTGACGCCAAAGAAGCGTTTGAGACCATGTATGGCACCAGAGATGCTAAGGCCGCTAAGGTTTTAGAATTCTATGACGAGTTTCTTCAGGCGCCTGAAGGCGCGGTTGTTGGAGCAAACAACTTACTTACTGCAACTGAGATCAAAGCTCGGCATGACGCTGCAACACAATGGCTTAACAACAACCTGCTTAACTACATTCAAAAGAATGTAGGCACAGAAGGCGACCCGCTGGTCAAAGCTGCCAGTGAAGGTCTTACCTACCTGCCTGCTGAAAAGTACCAAGATGCATTGCAATCACCTGGTGGGCAGCGCTTGGTTGAACAAAACCGCCGTGCAGGCAATATGCCTGTTGAAGGCAGTCTTGCAGAGCCTATTACAAAGAAAGAAACTGAGCTTGCTGAAGCACAAAGCAAGCTTAATGAGATTGAGTCCAAGCGTCGCAACTTGGCAGACATTGCCATGAAGCAAGGTTTGCCTGACCCAGCAATGCTGCCTGAGTACGCGGCGTTGACCAATCCGGTGCGCAGTGCTGTTCGTGAGCGTGACAGAATTGAAGAGCAACTTGATAACTTAAAGATTGGCAAAGCGTATGAGACAGCTGCTGATTACGGCGTTGTGCCTATGACTGCTAAAGACTTTTTAAGTGATAAAGAATATAGTGAGCGCCAGTTCTACCCCACGGTGCAAAAGACACCGCCACAAGAAAATGTGTACCGCACTTATGGTGCGCACTTAGACGCGCTAGGTTTTAATAAGTTGGCGCAAAACTTCTATAACGACGTCATGTCTGGTGATATACCACTTAATAAAGTTGGTAAGACGACCGTTGAGAACTACGTACGTAATACCGCTAAAGCTAGAATTGATGAGGAAAGGCTTGCTAGAGAAGCGGCTAAAGCTTATAAGCGCAATGCTGAAGCAACATTGCAGCAACGCGCTGCAACCATTCCCAATGACAAGACTTTTGGCAATGCGGGCATGATTGAACTTACCAAAGACACGCCTGAGTATGACATCATTCGTACTATGAGTGAAGACACCGCGGTGTTGGATCACTGCGTAGGACAAGGCGGCTCAGCTAGAGGTAGTGAAGACAGGAATCCGTGGTATGGCAATAGCCATCGCTCGTATGAGCCTATCCTTGACTTGGTGACAGGGCAGCCTAACCCGCGTGCCACTAGTGACAGAACCTCATACGTTACTTACGTACAAAACGGCGACAAGATTGTTAGCGTGCGTGACTTGGCTACAGGCTTGCCACAGGCCACAATCCACTTTGAGCAATCTCGTATTGGCAATAGCGGACAGCAAAAGTATAGCATTGGCTATGCATCAGGCCACCAAAACGGCGACATTGATGCCAAGTACTCAGGCGCAATTAGGGATTACCTAAACTCGATTGCCGATGACATTGATAGCTCAGGTCATAACTTGCAAAGCCATGCTGGTGTGTTTGATATGTATGATGGCGACTTTCTTAATGCTATGCGCAAAGAGCTTAACATAAGCAAACAAGAGCTTTCAAAGTATGACTTGGAAAATATGCTGCCGCGGTTTATGACTGTGTCTGATGCGCGCGCTGCAATTAAAGCTGCTAATCTTGCTAATGCAGAACCTGCCAAAGCTGAGTTGATTGAGCTAAACGCTGCAATTGAAGATGCAATGCAAGAGCATGCTGATCTTATGCGCATGGCAAGACGCAGGCCTATGGATGAAGCAGACCGCGAGCACGTTGCTGAGTTGGAAGCCAATATAAACACCTTGCGACAGCGCATTAGAGATCTTGAGCAACTTACACCTGACAACGCTGCCGCAGTGGCTGGTGCATTAATGGCGGAGCCTGAGCCTGATCTCTTTGCTAATGCGCCTGCAGCTCGTGCGCCTGAAGAGTTTGACCCTGAGACTTTCCTTAGCAACTATATTGAAGATGCTAGACGCACAATGCCAAATGATGATCTCATACGCGTTACGCATGAGGTTGAAAACATTGCACAATTCTTAAATATGCGTGATAATACTGCAGAGTTTGCAACGCGTTTACGTGAAGCAGGCGATCGCGCGCAATCTGAAATTACTGAGCTTACGCTGTATGACCTTGCAGACCAGCTTGAAACGCGCATGGCAGAGCAAAATGCACGCCAGCCTCGTGGCGCAGATCTTGATAATCAGCGCAATGACGCCATAATTCAGCTTGAAAATTCACTAAATGATCCAGAATTAAACCCTGACGATTTGCGTATGATGGCAAATGGATTAAGTAATCCTGTAGATCAAACTGCAAACAGCCCTTGGATCTCTTTAACGGACACTGAGCGTCGCGAGTACGCGCTAGCACTTCGTGAACGCGCCAATTACATGGAGTTTAGCCCTGCAGACTTTGCAATACGTTTGTCAAATGAAGCAGGCATGGACATTCCTGAGTTGCGTGATACAGTGCAAGCATTAAATGAAGGTAATTTTGACCATGAAATTTTACGTGGCTTGCCTGCCATAGAGCGTGATCGTGCTGCTCAGCGTACAGCATTGAACCTAAACCACATTTTGCAAGGTATGCAGGATGATGCCAATCGTGCACCTGCGACGCAGCAACTTGCGCAACGTGACCCAGTTCGTGATACCGTACGTAATGCAGATATTCAAGTATTGTTAGATGCGTTGACCACAACTGAAAGAGCTCGAGTTTCTGCAGCAGTTGATCAGGCGCTATTAAGCAATAATTCTTTTGAGGGCGAGGAAGGCCTAAGCACGGCTAGAAGACTTGCGCAACTAATTCGTGAATACCCCATTGGTTTTGTAGAAAATATGATGCAGGTGGAACGTGAGTTAGTTGCACGAGGCATTGACGCTATTGCGGATGCTCGTGAATTAGGTATTGGCAACCCGCCGCCTGAAGTCACGCCTGCTGACCAGACTGACGCCAACATGATTGCTACGACGTTGGATGAGTCGTACTATCAGGACGCAGATTCCCCGCAACAAGCATTGGCGCAGGTTAACCACCATCTTCTTATGTTGCGTGATAGGCCTACAGCTGCGTTTGACGCTATTCTAGGCATGGCAAGTAATGACTTTACATACTCACCTGCGCTTATACAGGCTTTAATTGCCGAGCTTACGGTTCTTAGCGAAAGGTATCGCTTACGAGCTATTGGTGGCAACGCTGATGGCGGCCTAGTTCGTGGTTACCAAGCCGGTGGATCTGTCAAGAAGCCTGACGTCAAGACCCCTTGGCTGTTCAGTGTCCCAACTTACTCGGAGACTGTGGCCTATGAGATGTACCCCGGTCAAAAAGGGCAGGACGACCAGCGTGATGCAGCACGACATATGTTGGCTGCTGGCACTCTTTCACGAAAGTATGGCCCAGGAGTGGCTGAGTTCTTAGGCAAAGCCCATGAGTTCACGACTTCCCCGCTTCAAGCAGTCAAAACTCTGTTTGGCGGGCAAATGCCTGCCGACTATGGTATGGATACCCACAACAACGCGGTTGGAGCTCAGCTGGGGCAACGTGCCAAGTCTCAAGCAGAGCTGGAAGATCTCGTACAAGCGGAAGCTGAACGTGCATCTCGCACACAAACTCAGGGTCAAGCCTTCATCAAGAAGGCAAATGGTGGTATAGTCCAACAAAATCCGACTACAGACCAAATGCGGTATGCACTTATGATGCGGAGAAAATAATTTATGGCCACACAGATGCCAATCCCACCGGACTTCGATCGTTTTATCGAGCCCATGACAGACGAAGAAGTCGAAGCCGCTGGGCCTTCCGCTCTCACAATGTTTGATGAGATGGAAGAGTCTCCGCCTGAAGTAGAAGAATTGCCCGATGGCTCGGCCATTGTGCGCATGGATGACGGTTCCAAGGGTCCTGAAGGTGAGCCTGACTTCTACGAAAACTTAGCCAATGTACTTTCCAGCTACGACCTGAGCAAGTTGGCTCACAAGTACGTCGAGCTGATTGAGAAAGACAAAGAAGCTCGTGAAGAGCGTGATAAGCAATATGAAGAAGGCCTGCGTCGTACAGGCTTAGGCCATGATGCACCGGGTGGTGCCCAGTTTACCGGCGCCAGCAAGGTTGTCCACCCAGTTATGGCCGAGGCTTGTGTTGACTTCTCAGCTCGCGCCATTAAGGAACTATTCCCACCAGATGGACCGGTCAAAACCAAGATCATTGGTGAGACTACGGATGAAAAAGTGGATCGCGCAGAGCGTAAGCGCGACTACATGAACTGGCAGCTCACCGAGCAGATTGAAGAATACCGCGATGAAGAAGAGCAGTTGCTGACGCAGTTGCCGCTTGGTGGTAGCCAATACATGAAGATCTGGTATGACGAGCAAAAGCGCCGTCCTTGCGCTGAGTTTGTGCCAATCGACAACGTGTATTTGCCATTTGCAGCTGTTAACTTCTACACTGCAGGTCGCGTAACTGAAGTCCAAGACATTACGCAGGAAACTTTTGAGGAACGCGTTGACACCGGTTTGTATATTGACATTGACATTGTTCGCGCCAGCATGGAACCTGAAGAGTCCAAAGCTGAAAAGGCAAACAATAAGATTGAAGGTCGTAAGAGCCAAGCAGATAACGTGGATGGTGTCCGTCGTGTGTACCACATCTATACTTGGCTTTCATTGGATGATGACAACTACTCCGATGGCAAGCGTGCCCCTTACATCTTGATGGTGGATGACCTTACAACTGAGGTTGTAGGTTTGTATCGTAACTGGGAAGACGGTGACGACACCATGTCCAAGCTGGACTGGCTGATCGAGTTTAAGTTCATCCCATGGCGAGGCGCATATGCAATTGGTTTACCGCATCTTATTGGTGGCCTATCTGCTGCTCTTACCGGCGCTTTACGCGCTCTATTGGATAGTGCACACATTACTACGGCGCCCACGATGCTTAAGCTCAAGGGCGCCAAGATCAGCGGCCAGTCTCTCACCATTGAGCCTACACAGGTAAGTGAGATTGAAGGCGCACCGGGTGTGGATGACATTCGTAAGATTGCCATGCCATTGCCATTTAACCAGCCCTCTCCTGTGCTGTTGGAACTTCTTGGTTGGTTATCCAACGCCGCTAAGGGCGTGGTCACCACAAGCGAAGAGAAGATTGCTGACATTACAAGCAATGCACCGGTTGGTACTACACAAGCTTTGATTGAGCAAGGCGCTGCGGTATTTAGCGCTGTGCATGCTCGACTCCACGACTCTCAGCGTCGTGTATTGAAAGTCATTGCCCGTTTGAACAACTGGTACTTGGATGAGCAGGTCAAAGGCGACATGGTTGAGGACTTGAACGTCACGCAAGATGACTTCAAGAAGAATTCTGATATTGTTCCGGTATCTGACCCTCATATCTTTGCTGAAACGCAACGTTATGCGCAGATCCAGACATTGGCTGCACGAGCTCAGGCAAACCCTGACCTATATAACCGCATCGCAGTTGAGAAGCGTATCCTCAAACAGATTAAGCTTCCTGACATCAACGAGGTTCTGCCTGATCCTAATGAGGTGAAGGAGATGAACCCCGCACTGGAAAACGTGGCCATGACTTTTGGCAAGCACGCCGGTGCGTTCCCAAGACAAGATCACTTGGCGCATATTCAGGTGCACCTGGATTATTTGCAAGATCCAATGTATGGTGCCAATCCAATCATGGCGCCATCTTTCATCCCATTGTGCTTAGAGCATATAAAGCAGCACTTGACCTTGTGGTATCTCAACCAAGTGGATTCTTACAGCTCAGCCGCGTTGAATAGACCATTCAATGTTTTGAAAGAGCAAACCTTGCCGCAAGGCGCGGATCAGTTGCTGGCCGCAGTTGCTCAGCACGTGCATAAAGATACTGGTGACACTTTCAAGGCATTGCCACCCATCATCCAGAACGCTATTGCTGCTATCAAGCAATTGTCAGGCCAACCACCTATGGATCCAGCAACTCAGGCATTTGTACAAACTAGCATGGCTGAGACACAGCGCCGTGCTACCAAGGACCAAGCCGAGATGCAAATTGAAGCTGCAAAGCTTCAGCAAACGGCGCAGATCTCAACTCAAAAACTCCAAGCCGACATGGCCAAGAATACTGAGAACAATCTGACCAAGGAAAGACTGGAATCAGCGGCGCTTACGCGCGACGCCGCTAACTTACAGCATGAGCAAGTTAAAACTGCTCTGGAAGCGCAAAACTTAATTCAACAAACCCTAGGAGCTCAAAATGGCTGATGAAGGAATTAACTTGCATAAACGCTTGGCAATGGGGGCAGGTGAATCCACAGCCACAGCCAAGGGCAAGAGTGTTATTCAAAAATACAAGTCCGGTGGAAGTGTAATGGGCGAATCTCGTGTGGCTAATTTGCCAGCACGCGGTTCAGCACCTCCTCCACTGGCGCGTCCAGCTGCAGGTATGGCTGGCAAGATTGCAACGCTGAAAAAAGGTGGCGCTGCTAAACCCGTGAAGAAGTCTGCAGGTCGCGGCCGCTAAACATGGCCCTACTTGCAGATTTCATTGGTCGAATTAAGCAAAGACAAGAGCGAATTGCTGAATCCCTCGTAGAGGGAAATGCAGTCACATTTGAAGCCTATCAGCGCTTAGTCGGCCAGCACCAAGGCTTGGAGGAAGCCTTGCTTATCATTAACCAACTCTTAGAAGAGGAAAAAAATGTCGAATGACGTTGAACAGACGCTTGAAGAAGCGTTTCCTACCATAGACCCTTTAATGGCACCCTACGGCGCAAGGATTCTTGTGCAGCTTCGTGCAGTTAAAGAAAAAGTCTCATCTGCTGGAATTTTTATTCCACAGGAAACCAAAGAGACCGAAAAATGGAATACCCAAGTTGGGAAAGTCATTGCAATCGGACCTCTTGCATTTAAAAAGCGCGAGTCCATGGAAGCATGGCCTGAAGGCGCATGGGCGCAGGTAGGCGATTTTGTGCGCGTACCTAAGTGGGGCGGCGATCGATGGGAAGTTGATTTCAAAGATGAGCAAGGCGCAGAAGGCAAATGCCTTTTTACCTTCTTCAATGATCACGAACTCATTGGCAAAGTCACTGGCGACCCTCGTGATATTAAAGCTTTTATCTAAAGCTTTGAAAGGATGACAAATGACACCTACTGATAAGTTGGAAATGCAGATCGAAGAGTCCCAAGATGGCTCAGCGATCGTGAAATTGCCTTCTGGCATGGATAATCCCCAGTCTGACGATCTAGATGATGACGAAGATGGCACATCCGGTGCACTAGATGACGCTGAGGGACCCGGAGACGATAGTGGTGAAGGTTCTACCACAGACGATCCGGATAGAGAGGCCATAAGGGCAGCTCGCCGTGAAGAACGCAAGCTCAAGAAGCAACTTCATCGTGAAAAAGCACGCGAATCTAACCATTTGATCACAGCTTTGCGCAAGCAAAACTCGCAAATGGCGGAACGTGTGGCACTTTTGGAGAAACGTACCTCTGGCGCTGAGTTGGCAAGGGTCGATAAGGCCATTGACGACGCAGGCACAAGGCTTGAGTACGCCAAGATGAAGCTGCAAGAGGCTGTCAATGCTCGAAATGGTGAGGAAGTTACCAAGGCTCAGCAACTTTGGTATGAGAGCCAACGCCAGCTCGAATCATTGCAGGCTTTACGTGAAAATGCTAACAAGCAACTCACGCAAACCTCACAGAACATTAAAGCTCCAGATCCGATGGTTCAGAAAATGGCCGCCGACTGGATCGATAAGAACAAATGGTATGACCCTCAATTGAAGGATGCAGATTCTAAGATTGCCCAGACCATTGACGTGGCGTTGACCGAAGAAGGCTACGACCCAGCACTTCCCGACTATTGGGAAGAGCTCGACGACAGACTACAAAAATATTTACCACACCGATATAATTCGGGGTATAGTAATGGTACGAGAAACCCAAGACCGAGGTCTGTTGTGACAAGTTCAGGACGTGATACCACTGCGACTACAAGAGCCAACGAATATATCGTTGACCCTAAGCGCGTTGCCGCCATTAAAGAGGCTGGCATGTGGGACAACATTGAACAGCGAAACAAAATGATTCGCAAGTTCGCAGAATATGACAAACAACAGAAACGGAAATAATCATGGACGATCGTATCAAAAAGAATACCAACGCAGGACGTGAGAGTCGCGCAATGCAAGATGCATCACGTGCTGCACCTGAAGAAAACTTTGTTTCTTCCGAGGAGCGTCGTAGGATGTTCCGCTCGGAGTGGCTGCAAGAGGCGCTTCCGACCCCTCCCGAGATTCCGGGATACCACCTATGCTGGTTGTCTTCTACCAACCAATATGACCCAATTCACAAGCGTATGCGACTGGGCTATGAACCAGTAAAAGCCGAAGAACTACCCGGCTTTGAGCATTTGAAAGTGAAGGCTGGCGAACACACAGGTTTTGTTGCTTGCAACGAGATGCTTTTGTATAAATTGCCTACGGACATTTATCAAGAGCTCATGTATGAACTTCATCATCTGGCTCCTATGGAAGAGCAACAGAAGATTAAGATTCAGCAAGAACAATTGCTGGGTGAGCGCGATAGCAATGGCAAGACATTGGTTTCAATTGAAGGCGATGGCATGGGATTCGATGCAAAAGTTAAATCACGTCCTGTTTTTGAATAAACATGATGGGGTTTTTATTTCAATTTTGAAAGGACTCAATTATGAGCTCAACTAATGCGCCGTTCGGTCTTCGTCCTGCATATCATCCCTCCGGGTTGGATCGTGCTGTGACCTTGGCAGGCGGCATTGCTTCTGGCTACGCCAGCAACATCCTGAAGGGTCAACCCGTAAAGTTGGTTACTGCAGGCGTTCTCAACGTTGCCGCTGCCGGTGATGCATTCCAAGGCGCCTTTGACGGCGTTCAGTGGACTGACACTACTGGTCGTGCTCGTGTATCCAACTACTGGCCTGCTAACACAGCCTATACAGCTGGTACATGCGTTGCTTACTATTACAACGATCCTAACATTGTGTATGAGATTCAAGCTGATGGTTCATTGACTCAAGCTGCCGTGGGCGACATGGCTGATCTGAGCAACACCACTGCTGGCTCGGCCACAACTGGTTTGTCTGCTTGCACCTTGTCAACCACATTGGTTGGCGCTGGTAATAGCGCACAAATGTTGATCCGTGACTTGGCTCCGTACCCCGACAATGCTTGGGGCGATGCGTACAC